ACCGATGTCGTGCTTGACGGCTCAATACTCAAAATCGCGAGCGCAGGGCAATTCGATGACATCCCCGATGTCGATGCGGTCGGAAGCATAGACGCATATGGCGGCGCGCTTTCCAGCGGCACATATGATTTTGCGAGCGGCATCGATCTCTCGACTGTGAAGCGTGTGCGCCTGACGAGCGGCATCACGGCCATCAGCATCAATCCCAACGATCTGATCGACGAGCGCGCGGAACTGATCGACAGTTGGGAGGATTTCGACGGATCGCTACAGGCGCAGGCCGATTGCCGAATTCAAGTGCGCGAGACGGATGACGATCCTGCCGGAAGTCCGACCTGGGGCGCGTGGAATAACCTTGACAGCGCCGAATTTGAGGCACGCGGCTTCGACTTCCGTGCTATATTATCGACGGATGATCCTGCCTTTAATGTGCAGGTCAGCGCGCTGTCGGTGACGGTGGAGGAGATATGATGCGGGTTGCAATTCTGGATGAGGATGGCGTCCTGATCGACGCAAAATCCGTGTCCCGCGCCAAGAAAGACGACATCGATTGCGGCGATTTGCCCGCAGATGGCAGTTATCGCTATAATGACGGGCAATTCGTCAAAAACGGCGCATATCGGCGCGGCAAGGTTGATCGTGATCGCGCGCTGTATCTGCTGATCCGTGCGGCTGTAAAGGGCGAGCCGGTGCCGCAGGAATGCGTCAAATGGTGCGACTGGTACGCAAAACATTTCGGAGAATAAGAGATGGCGCAGGATGATTATGTGATCGCGAATGCGGATGGTGCGACGTTCCGCGCCGATCTCAACTCGCATCTCGCGGCGATTGTGTCGCAGAATTCCGGCGCAAGCGCGCCATCGACGACCTATGCGTTCCAGTTCTGGGCCGACACGACGACCGGGCTGCTGAAGATCAGGAACAGCGCGAACACGGCATGGGTCACGATTGGAACACTGTCCGATGCGTTTCTCGGCCTTGCCGATCTCGACACAGCGCAGACATTCACCAAGTCGCAGCGTGGCACGATCACCGTCGATAATGATTTGTCGCTGGATTTATCCGTCACGAATAACTGGAAGTGCACTCCCACCGGCACCGGCACGCTGACGTTTACAAACCACACCGCAGGCCAGAGCGGCAACATCCTGCTCGACAACAGCGGCGGTCACGCGATCAGTCTCGCGGCGACGACCAAGGGTGACGCTAATCTGGCGACGACGATCAGCACTGCTGGCGTATACTGGCTCTCGTACTACGACGATGGCACGAACGCCTATGTCGTCACCAGCGCGGCGTTTGCATAATGTCGATCATTCAGGGCACGTCTAAGGCGGCAGCGGGCGGCGGCCATACCATCGCCCAGTCTATTCGGTTTAACGACAACGACTCGGCGCATTTAACTCGCACACCGGCTAGTGCCGGTAATCGCCGCACTTGGACATTAAGTTGGTGGGTTAAACGTGCCAATCTTGGCTCAAGAATGCAGATGTTTTCTATTACTGCTTCTGGTGGAACACAAGGAATTATTGAGTTCGATGTTGGCGATGGTCCTTCTACAGATCAGCTTATTTTAAATAGCGAAACGAGTGGAACAACTGCACTTGGCTGGGAGTTAGAGTGGAAGTTTCGTGATCCTTCTGCTTGGTATCATTTTGTAATGGTTTATGACACTACTCAGGCAACCACGAATGATCGTGTAAAAGTATATATTAACGGCGAACAAGCCGTTGACGGGTGGGACAGAAACTCAACGCCAGCACAAAATGCGGAGCAGGCTTTTAATTCTACCAATGCTATGAACATTGGTAAGCCGCATTATACGCCTACAGGCGCATATTTCGATGGCTACATGGCCGAAATCCATTTCATCGACGGCACCGCACTAGACGCCAGCAGCTTTGGCGAAGTCAACAGCGACACCGGACAATGGGTGCCGATTGCCTATAGTGGCAGCTACGGCACCAACGGCTTCTACATCACCGGCGAAGACAGCGCCGATCTTGGCGCAGACTACTCCGGCAACGGCAACGACTTCACCAGCAACTTGACCAGTGCAGATCAGCGTACAGATACGCCAACTAATAATCATTGCACGTTTAACCCACTCTGGATCGACACATACACTCTCAGCGACGGCAATCTGGTAACAAGCACCGGAGGAGACGCATCTGCTCTAGGAACAATGGCTGTCGATGCTACGGATAGCGACGGCTGGTACTGGGAGATGAAAGTCACCACTGCCGCAACATATCCGGGCGTAGGTATCATTCTCGCCAGTCAGACAAGCCTTGTGGCAAATACAGCGTTATCAGGCACCAATACCAACCGTTACTATTATGAAGGCTGGAGCGGTGATTTTAACAATCAGGGCAGCACCGGAGCATATGGAGGTACGTGGAGCGGCACAGCAAACAAAGTTATCGGCGTATATCTCAAAGGCGGCGCATTATGGTTTAGCATCGACGGCGTGGTGCAAAACAGTGGTGACCCGTCAACAGCATCTACCGGCGCTGCAATCACCGGCCTGACCGGAGACTTCTATCCTGTTGTTGTCTACCCCGCCGGTAGCGGCACACAAGCCGCATGGACGGCACAGTTTGCCGAAGCTGATTGGGGGACGACGCCTCCTGCTGGATACAAAGCCCTGTCCACCGCCAACCTCCCCGACCCGACCATTGCCGATCCTTCGGCGCATATGCAGACGACGACGTATACCGGCAACGGCACCGCAATCGGCAGCGGTGGAAATGCTGTAGACCAGTCCGGCAACAGCACGTTCCAGCCTGACTTTGTCTGGATCAAGAACCGTTCCGCCGCCGACAATCACATGCTCTACGATGCAGTTCGTGGAGCAACAAAAGACCTTCACAGCAACACGGCTGACGCGGAGGCAACAGACACGGAAGGGCTGTCAACTTTTGACGCTGACGGCTTCACGGTCGGGTCTAACGTAGCGGTAAACACCAGCACAGAAAACTACGTTGCATGGCAATGGAAAGCCAACGGCAGCGGCAGCAGCAACACTGATGGCAGCATTACGTCAACGGTGTCGGCCAATCAGACGGCTGGGTTTAGCATTCTTACCTATACCGGCACCGGCAGTGCAGCCACAATAGGTCACGGCTTAGGCGTCACGCCTGATTTTGTTGTTGTGAAGAAGCGGGTTGTTGGAACAGATGATGCGTGGATTATCTGGCATGAGGGTTTGCCCGGTCCAAATTATTATCTGAATTTTGACACTGGTGCACAGGACACTTCTGTCAACTATTGGAATAACACGCTGCCAACATCTTCAGTATTCAGTGTCGGCGCATCAAACGGCACTAATCAAAGTGGCAAGAATTTTGTTGCGTATCTCTGGAATGAAGTAGAAGGCTTCTCCAAATTCGGCAAGTACACGGGCAACGGCTCAACAGATGGTCCGTTTATTTACACAGGTTTCCGCCCTGCATTTATTCTTTATAAAAACATTGCAACGGCTGGAACTCATTGGGACATGTTGGATAGTACACGGGAACCGTATAATACTGTCGGGAAGCAATTAATGGCTGAGAGTTCTGCTGTTGAAGCTGCTGAAGACCATCGCTGGGATTTTCTATCTAACGGGTTTAAAGCCAGAGATGGTTCATCCTCTAATAACCAAAGCGGAGCTTCGATTATATTCATGGCCTTCGCCGAATCTCCGTTCAAATATGCCACCGCCCGATAGGAGCGACACATGACGACCATATACAAATGCTGCCACGGACAGACGATCAGACCCGGCAAGGCTTGGACCGATCAGACCGGCGTCGCGCACCCTGCGTCGTGGCACACTTACACCGCCGCGCAGAAAGCCGCGCTCGGCATCACCGAGATCGTGCAGCAGCCTGCGCCGGATAGCCGCCTGTACAACTGGAGCTACAACGCCGACGGCACGGTGAACAGCACGCCGAAGCCCCTGAACGATACGCCGATGGTGGACGGGGATGGCGTTCCTGTAATCGACCCGGACACGCTGAAGCAGCTTTCAACTCCGGGCGTCAAGTCCACGCTGATCGCGGAGGTCAAGGCGCAGCAGGGCGCGCTGCTCGCACAGACCGATTGGGCCATTGTTCGCAAGGCCGACACCGGCATCGACGTGCCTGCCGCGATCCAGCAGTGGCGCAACGAAATCCGCCTGGCCGCGTCGTTGATGGAAGATGCCATCTCGCAGGCCGCTGACACCGACGCCGTGGCTGCGTTGTTTGTGACGTACACCGGCAACGACGACGGCAGCACGACCAAGAGCGGCATGCTGTATGACTGGCCTGAGCAGCCCTGACAAGGAGAGCCGCTATGTTTCCACCTATTCCGTTGACTATCGGTGAGATCGTCATCATCGCCTTGGTTGTCACGGCCATCGTCGTGCTGGTGAAGCAGAAATGAGCGCGCCTGAGCAGGCGGTCAAAGCGGCAGGAGATGTCGTCAGCCTGACTGTCGTCGTCGGCACGCTCGCGAATTGGTTGCCCGCTGTCGCCGCCCTGATCTCGATCATCTGGGGAATCATTCGCATCTACGAGACGGACACCGTGCAGCGCATGCTCAAGAAGAAATGACCGGCGAGATCGTCTACCTGCGCCCTGCGCCAGAGTTATCGATGATTTCCTGTTCGTGCGATGGGCGTCTGTTCTTGATGTATGTCAGCGAGCAGCACGGACAATTCATCGAATGCACTTCATGCGGCGCACAGCACGATCTGCCGCTTGATTTCGGAGACGCGAAATGATCCCTATCGTTACGGCGCTGCTTCCGGTCGTCACCGATATCGTCGGTCGATTCCTGCCCGAGGATAAGGAGAAGCGCGCCGCAGCAGAACGCGAGATCACGGCAAAGCTGACGGAGCATCTCGCGAAGATCGATCTCGCGCAGCTTGATATCAACAAGCAGGAGGCCGCACATCGCAGCGTGTTCGTCGCTGGCTGGAGACCGTTCATCGGCTGGACCTGCGGCGTCGCGCTCGCATATACATATGTCGTGCAGCCCATCCTCGTGTTCGCGCTCGCGCATGCTGGCTATCTTGTCGAATTACCGCGCATGGATTTGGGCGAGATGATGCCGGTGCTGATGGGCATGCTCGGAC